ACCTCGATCTCCTGGCTACCTACGACCTGTACCTGGCGCAGGAGACCGAGGACGATCTTGAGGACACCATCCGGGTGGACTCGCTCGGGCGCTTAGATGTCCAGAACAGGCGCATCATCAACGTGGCCGATCCCGTTGCTGCTCAGGATGCTGTCACGAAGAACTGGGTTGAGACAACCTATACCCCTACGATTTCAGGCTTCGCAACAGCGGCAGCTTCTAGTGCCACAGCCTCTGCTGGTTCCGCTACAGCGTCCGCCAATTCAGCTTCTGCTGCTGCCGCGTCTTACGATTCTTTTGATGATCGTTACCTCGGTGCCAAGGCTGTAGCCCCCACGGTGGACAATGACGGCAACCCCCTGCTGACTGGAGCTGTCTTCTGGGATACTGTGAGCAATCAGATGTTTGTCTGGAGCGGGACTCAGTGGAGGCCCACCTTCCTGACTGGCAATGCTGTACGTACCTTAACGACTGCGACAGCAGCTCAGACCGTGTTAACTGTGCCTACCTATACCGTAGCGGCTAATACGCTCCAGGTGTTCGTCAATGGCCTCAAGGTTCTCGTTGGGCCGGACTACACTGAGACTAACCAGAACACCATTACGTTTGTGTCTGGGCTGTCTGCTGGTGATGAGATCGAAGTTGTTGCTCTGCAGTCCTATTCCGTTGGTACAACGGGCGCTGATTCTGTCTCATTTCAGCAGACAGGTATTGGTTCTACCCTGAGAAATGTTTCGGATAAACTCAAAGAGTCTGTAAGCGTAAAGGACTTTGGTGCGGTTGGGAACGGTATTGCTGATGACACGGCCGCGATTCAGGCGGCTGCCGCCAACAAGATTCTCAACACAACAGACTTTAACATCCCGATCGGGATTTACCCTCTGGCGGCGCAGGTTTCAGTAACGGCATACAACAACATCTATGGCTCTGGAGACACGTCACAGATTAAGGTTAGTACAGGAACAGCATTTGCGCACACATCTCAGTCTGGCGTGTTTGACGACCATCCTCACAACTTTGCGGAAAAGATTCGGATTACCGGAAACGGGACATTTGCTGCGTATCCAACAGCCCAGAACGGAACGACGACCGGATACAGTTACGCGATTGTTGGTCAAATAGGAAACTTTGCTTCTTGTTACGGCATGACTTATGAGCTGCACGAAACGGGCCGCTACATAAAGTCGTCTTACACGCACAACGGAAGCTATAACTACTATCGTGCAAACAAAGTTGGTCTTAAGTTAGAGGAAACCACTTCATTTACAGAATCCAATTCGTATTTTAGGTACAACTCAACGGCAGCCATTCAAATCATTGGTGGCCAGAACATCACAATTCGAGGGGGGGCCATTGAAGGAAACCCTGGGGCAGGCATTCTTTATTCGGCAGGCGCAGCCAATTGGGGGCAGCTCAACCTGCAAGACTGCTACTTCGAGTCGAACGGCAACGAAGCGACAGGCGTATGGTCTATTGACGTTCCGTTTGGTTCCCCGATCATGGCCAACATTACGGGTGGCTCATTTTGGCGAAACATATCAAGCGGCATAACTTCAGGGCCTTACAGGTTTGGTGACAACGTTACGCTTGACGGAGCAACAATTAACGGTGCTTTATATGCCAAATATGCCCGCGTCCGTAACACCCGTGGCAATGCAGGATGGAACACCTTCACTAACGAGACAACGGCGCGACTGTTCGGGCTAACAGAGCCCGTCACTATGTTGGAATACTCGCCGGTGTTCCAAGAATACGATTTCTCTGGCGCGACTGGCGGCCTTGCATTTTGCACTTTGCTGAGAGGCAGAGGATCGGCCAAGATCCCCGGTGTAACGAACCTTATCAATACGACGTATCCGTACAATTACGGCGCGTCTGGCGGAGCCACATCCTCAACCAATGCAACTTTAAACTACGGTGAAGGCGATTTTTTCAAAGTCCAATTTGCTGCGTCTATCGGCAGCTTTTCGTCCAACTACGCAACACTCCACAACTTCACCGACACCACCAAACCGTACCGAGTTGTGTCATGCATCGCCTATCCAGAAGCCGATTGTGAAATAGCAATAGTTCAGTCGGTAGGCGGTCAATCGCTGTACGTTAACCACTTGCTCAAGGCCAACACCTATTACAAGTTGGTGATGTGTGGCTACACGACTATGAGCGCGGGTTCGTTCTTGAGAGTCTTCCCGATCAGCACCTCGGCACCAGCAATCAACTTCTTGCCGATGTGGGCGAGCCAGCACGCCACGCATAAGGAACAACTGTTGGTTCTGAAGAAGCTCGTAGACGGTGAAATTTAATCAATTGCAATATCCACCGCTGTAATCGGAGCTAGTTTGACCTCTTAAAATCAATGACTTGGAAGGCCCTGTGTCAGGAATGATGCAGGGCCTCTTTTCAAAGGAATGTATGTCTAATGCAAGAAATATTTCCATGGCCGGAAGTTCAGCCCCAGGTGGGCTAGCGCCTGCTGGCGTTGTCCTGCCGTTTGCCGGATCGACGGCACCCACAGGCTGGCTTCTGTGCTTCGGCCAGGCTGTCTCCAGAACAACCTACGCTGACCTCTTCACTGCCTTAGGAACAACCTACGGTGCTGGTGATGGCGCAACCACCTTTGCCCTCCCTGACCTCCGTGGGCGTATCCCTGGCGGTAAGGACAACATGGGGGGCTCTGCAGCCTCTCGGTTGACCACGGCTGGCAGCGGGGTTGACGGGGTGACTCTTGGTGCCTCTGGCGGTGCCCAGACCCACACCCTGACCAATGCCCAGCTTCCAACCTCAGCGATTGGCACAGGGGGTACCACAATCGCCCGTGGCAGCACTGTGTCTGACCTACAGACTATCGGCAGCGGGCAGGCCCACAACAACACGCAGCCTACTATTGTTCTCAACTACATCGTGAAGACATAACATGGAACTTGAACATCGCGTAATCAAACTAGAGCTTCGTGTGGACGATCATCAAGAAGAACTTAAAAAGCTCCAGGACATTTCCTCAGATCTTCGAACGTCTCTCGCTGGGATTGAGAAAACCCTGTCTCAGATCAAGTACCTGGCAATGGGTGCAGTTGCTGTCGTGTTGGCCCAGTCTATTGGGATCGACAAGGCCCTTAAGCTATTCTTGTGACCATGAACAAAGCCGACGAAAAAGCCCTTGGCAGTCTTCATGGCAAACTCGCAGAGGTCCTCAAGGAGGCTCTAAGTCAGGACTATGTTGATCTTGAGACTGGAGCCAAACTTCCTCCCCCTGCAGCCATCCTCAATGTTGCCCGACAGTTTCTGAAGGACAACAAGATCGAGGCTGTGGGTGCCCAAGGAAGTCCTCTGGCTGATCTTGCCGATCTCCCCATTTTCGATGAGGACAACATCGTTCCTATTCGGAAAAGCTCTTAAACCGCTCACAAGGCGTTCTCTCGGTTTACCTAGGCCAACCCCTAGGGAAGCCCTGAGAACGCCTCCTAGGTACCTTAAAACTTGATTATGGACGACCCTAACAAACGACAACGTGAGTGGTATCACAAAAATGCAGATGAACAACGGGAACGTGGTAGAGAAAAGTACAGACGTAAAGTCGGGACTTTAGATGGGTGCATCGATAACCTCTGGCGCGGGGCGAAACAGAGAGCCGCAAAGAAAGGCCTTCCGTTTGATCTAACCAAGGACTGGATTGCAGACAGGCTGTTCACCAATCGCTGTGCCGTAACAGACATTGAATTCTCATACAGGGTCACTGGTGCATTCCGCTTTTACGGAGCAACCATTGATCGAATCCGACCGGAAGTCGGCTACACCCAAAGCAATTGTCAGATCGTCATTTGGGGCTACAACGCCGCAAAGGGAAATGCAACGCATGAAGACGTAATGCAATTGGCTAAAGCACTTATTACCAATGACAACGAAGCATCCAGTACTAACTGATTTCAGGAAGTTCACATATGTTGTGTGGTCCCACCTGAACCTCCCTGAGCCTACTCCGGTTCAGTACGATATAGCGAAATATTTGCAGCACGGACCCAGGCGGTCTGTCATCGAAGCCTTTCGAGGGGTAGGCAAATCCTGGCTGACCAGTGCCTTTGTGTGCTGGCTGCTTCTCAACAATCCTCAGCTCAAGATCTTAGTGGTGTCTGCCTCCAAGGAACGAGCCGATGCTTTCTCTACATTCGTCAAAAGGTTGATCAATGAGATTCCCGCTCTCCAGCACCTTCGGCCTCAGGA